GTATTAGAGGTCGAGAGAAGCGGAGAAAGAAGAATGTCTAGGCAATACGTGATCTTCGGTGTCGACCCCGGCAAGACGACGGGAATCTTCGTGTACTCGAACCGTCCTCGTATCGGGTTTCTCGACGAGCAGATCATGCGGCACGAGGTGCCCGCCGAACACATGCCGGTGATGATGAGGAACCTTGTTGTGCGTGCAGGCGACTACGTTGGGTTCAGCGGCGTACACATCGCCGTCGAGCGCTTCATCATCAATGCACGCACCGCGAAGTCCTCGCAGCAGGGCGACGCGCTTGAGATTACCGGCATGGTGCGCGCCTTCGCGAAGCTGTACACGAGCAACCCGATCCGGCAGTACATGAAGGCGAATCTCAAGTTTGCGAACGACGTCGCGCTGCGTCGAGCGGGGTGGCACTCGGCGAAGATGGGCCATGCCACCGACGCCGCCCGGCAGGCGTACGCACTGCTCAAAGATGTTGACTACCCGGAATGGCTCGCCGTATCGAACGGTGCTATGATGAAAATCGACGACGAGACGAAGGGACAAAGATGAATCCGATCATCGCAGAACTCGACGAGACGGGCAGCCGGATCGTTCTGCACGACATGTTGTGGGCAGACAAGCCGCTCGTGTCTCAGATTCCGGGCAAGGAATGGAACGCCGACACCAAGCGATGGACGCTCCCGAAATCGTGGGCGGCGTGCATTCAGGCGCGGGCGCTCTTCGGCGACCGGCTCAAGGTCGGCAAGATGCTCGGGATCTGGTCGCGAGGCGAGAAGGCGCGACAAGACGTTATCTTGCAGCTGCGCGACGCGCGCGAGCCCGTGCAGCCGTACACGCCCGTGAACGAGCACGACGAGTTGCTGTACCCCTTCCAGATTCCCGGGGCCGATTTCCTCGTGCAGGCGCGTACCGCGCTGCTCGGCGACGAAATGGGCTCGGGCAAGACGCTTCAGACGCTCGCGGCTATGCGCCGCGTCGACATGATCCTTCCCGAGTACGGAGGCGGCGCGTATCCCGCGCTCGTCGTCTGCCCCAACTCCACTAAGCGGAACTGGGCGCGCGAAGTCGCGAAGTGGCTCCCGGAGGCGAACGCCGTCGTGATCGACGGCTCGGCCGCCAAGCGACGCAAGCAGATCGCCGAAGCGCTCGACGTCCCGAACCTCATCATGATCATGAACATCGAATCGGTGCGTCTGCACTCGCGCCTCGCGCCGTACGGCTCCGTGCGTCTGAAGAAGTGCCGCGAGTGTGACCCGGTGTCGGGCGACGAAGCGTTGACTCCGGCGAAGTGCGAGACGCACGACAAGGAACTGAACGCGATCCCCTTCAAGGTCTGCGTGCTCGACGAGGCGCACCGCGTGAAGGACCCGCGCGCCTTGCAGTCCCGCGCGATCTGGCGCGTCTTCCATGGTCCAGCCGTCGAATACCGATGGGCGCTCACCGGTACGCCGGTGGCGAACCACCCGGGCGACATCTGGTCGATCTTGCACACGATCGACCCGGCCGGATTCCCGCGCAAGTCGGCCTTCATCGACCGATACGCGCTCAAGGAATTCAACGCCTTCGGTGGTATGACCATCACCGGTCTGAATCCGGCCACGCGTGACGAGTTTCTGTCGCTGCTTGACGTCCGGATGCGCCGGATGCTCAAGTCCATCGTGCTCGATCAGCTTCCGGCGAAGACGCGCGTCGTGCGCCACGTCGAGATGAGCCCGAAGCAGGCGAAGGCGTATAAGGAGGTTGCCGACGAGTACGTACTGACCACGGAGTCGGGCGACAAGCTCGTCATGAACGGGAACCTCCCGGCCGCGACGCGTCTGCTGCAACTCGCCTCTGCCATGTGCGACGTCGATAAGGGCGAGACGCCCGAAGACGTCGGATCGTGGAAGGTCACGCTCACCGACCCGTCGTCGAAGATCGACGAACTCATGTCGATCATCGAAGACAACCCCGGTAAGCCGCTTGCCATCGCGGCCGAGCACCGGCAGCTCATCGATCTTGCTGCGCAGCGTCTCGCCGCTGCCGGTATCGAGTACGGCGTGATCACGGGCGGCGTGACCGGCGCGCAGCGTGACGAGACGGTCGAAGCCTTCCAGTCCGGCAAGCTCAAGTACATCTTGTTCACGTACAAGGCTGGTGGCGTCGGCCTGAACATGACGGCCGCCGACACGCTTGTGCGGCTGCAACGGTCGTGGTCGCTGATCGACAACATGCAGGGCGAAGACCGGGTGCATCGCATCGGGTCGGAGCAGCACGAGGCGATTACGATCATCGACATCATCACGGCCGACACGATCGAGGAGACGCAGGTCGAAAAGCTGTACGCCAAGATGCAGCGGCTCGAAGAGATCGTGCGCGACCGCGAACAACTCAAGGCGGCCGGGAAGTCGACGGAGCACCTTGACGCCGAAGCCGCGAAGATCGAAGCGCTCGATCTGCTCGATCAGACTGTCGGGTTCGAACCCGCCGACGTGTGCAACAAGCACGCCGAATACCTGAACGACATGATCGACATCGACACCGAGATCACGAAGGCCGAGCAGTACAAAGACGACATGATCGACGGGGGTCCGTGATGAGGGACGTGGGTAACTGCCCCGAATGCGGGGCAGACCTGAACGGTTGGGACGCAACAATTCTGAGCGACAACCCAACCGGACCACTCAAGACGTTGTGCACCGGATGCGATGCCGACGTTACCGACCAGATGAGAAAGGCATTCTTCGGTGAATGAAATTCGGCGCATCTCGCAGTCAGACCTGAAAGATTTCCAGCGCTGCAAGCGCCGGTACTGGCTGCGGCACGTGCGCCGCCTCGCGCCGCGACTGCACGGTCCCGTGGGGCCGTTGCAGTCCGGCACCCGGGTGCACACCGCGCTCGAAGCGTTCTACACGCCAGACAACCCCACCGATCCCCGGCAGGCGCTCGAACACGCCATCGGCGCGGCGCTCGTCGGGTATGCCGATCAGTGTCAGAAACTCGGCGTCGAGCCCGATCTAAACGTGCTCGAAAAGTTCCGCAAAGATACCGACCTTGAACGGGCCATGGTCGAAGGCTACTTCGAGTGGCTTACCGACACCGGAGCCGACGCGCACTTGCAAGTGATCGGGGCCGAAGAGCAGATCAGCATCACAGCCGATCAGCTCGGCGCTGACTTCGGGCAGTCTGTCGAGATCGTCGGCAAGCTCGACGCTCGCGTGCTCGACGAGGTCACCGGCTTTACGCAGTTCGTCGACCACAAAACCGTACAGAACTTCACGCAGATGCTGCCCACCTTGCAGAGCGATCCGCAGATGCTGCACTATCACCTGCTGCTCTCGATCGTGTATCCCGATCAACATGTCGACGGCGCGCTATACAACATGCTGCGAAAGGTCAAGCGTGGGAAGACGGCGAAGCCGCCGTTCTACATGCGCGAGACGATCATTCACAACGCCGAAGAGATTGAGTCGTATCGGCTCCGGCTCATCGGCCTCATCACGAATGTGATCGAGTTCGAAGAGCGCATTGCGCAGCTCGGCGAGATCGGCGTGAAGATGTTCGCGCAGCCCACCGTCACGCGTGACTGCTCATGGGATTGCTCGTTCTTCGACATCTGTGGCATGTTCGACGACGGCTCGCGTGTTGAAGACGCCATCCGCGACCTCTTCGAAGAACGGGACCCGCACGCGCGGTACGCTGCACCTGTGATAGACTTATGTAATAGATAAACACGACAGAGAGGAGATGATGAGTGACTGAAGTGTTCAATGAGCTGGAAACGGCGTCGTTCTTGGTATACGGCGAGACGAAGCATGGCAAGTCATCGCTGCTTGCTACCATGCCGACGCCATGCGTGATCTTGGACATCGAAGGCAAGTGGCAGTTCTTCCAGGGACGATCGAATCCCAACCGCGACGGGCAGCCGTTCCGGCTCAAACTGTGGAATCCAGCCCAAGCGCCGCCGAAGCCGGATGGAACGTGGGACATTGCGATCGTGAAGGTCACGAGCGCCGCAGTCCTCGCGCAGACGCTGCCATGGCTCGACCGCACTGATCACCCGTTCGTGTCGATCGGGCTCGACTCGCTCACGGTCGGGCAAGAGCAGGGGATCGAAGCGATCCGCAAGGTCGACGAGGACTTCCGGATTCAGGACTGGGGCGCTATCCGGCGTCGCGTCCTCTCGGATACCTCTCGTATCATGACGCGGGTGTCGGACCCGTCGAACCCGCTTCGCGTGTTCGCGGCGACAGCGCATAGCGTCTTCAAAGACGGCAAGCACCGACCCGCCATGCAGGGCGGGATTCAGGGGCGACTGCCGTTCTCGTTCGACGCGATCGTGTTCATGAAGAAGGCGCTCATGAAGAACGAGCAAGGCATGATCGCCGACGACGCCGCTTCGGTGTTCCGAGCGCTCGTCAAAACCCACCCGCTGTACGTCACCGGCTCGAACTTCGAAGATCGATTCAACCAAGCCGCGTACGATAACCCGAACTTGACGCAGATCATGCGTCTCATCTTCCCGGCTACGGCCGAAACGAAAGGATAAAGGACAATGGCAGACGAAACGTGGGATGACTGGATTTCCGAAGTCGAAGACAAGCTCACCCTGCCCCCGGACGGCGAATACGACTTCATCGTCACGAAGGCGGAGGGGAAGGTGTCTGGGTCGGGCAACCTCATGGTGCAAGTCGATTCGAAGATCACGAGCGGCCCGCACTCCGGCAAGGAGATCAAGCGCTTCTACGTGATCCGCTCGACTGAGGGCAGCATGGCCAAGAAGTTCATGCAGAGCCTCGGCGCGGTCGGCATCACCTTCGACACGCTCGTGAAGCACAAGCCGACGATGCAGCAGATCGCGAAGGTCATGGAAGGCAAGCCCTTCCGCGCCAAGATCAAGAAGAAAGAAGATGCTCAGTGGGGCGACTACATGGAAGTGCAATGGGCGATCAAGCCTCCGGCTTCCGGC